TCTTATATGAGTGATTTTGGATTAAGTATTGAGGATTATATTGATAAAGACGCTTTAGCTCAAGGATTGGTTGATGAAGATGGTTGGGGTATGATGAATGGATACGATGGTACATATGATGATGTAGTTGTTAACAATACTAGATATTATGTTATGAGAGTTGGTTAAAAACTATTCATTTATTCATTATGGTTTCATATATTTAAATTAGTGATATATGGAAAAGAAACAAAAAAATAAAAAGACATCATTTATAATGAATACCGATTGGTTATTTGATGGTGTGCTTGACGCAGAACAAAAACAATATGTCTTATTAGACTATTTTCAAAAGATGAATAAACATCTTGAGAGAATGGAGGTTTACCCAATGTTTATTGAGCTTTCATTACATTTGGGTAATATGCAAACCTTATTGACACAAAACAAAATACTTTATATTGATAGAAAATTATCATCAAAAGATGATGAATTAATTTTTTCAGATTTAAAAGTTAAAGATATTCCCGTGCTAGCGGACGAAGAAGTAATTGAATACCGAAAAATTTTAAAAAATAGTCAACCCCAATTATACGACTATTTTAATTTTGCAAAATCTATTTGGAGTATTGTTTATGACTCTATAGATGTTGTGATGAAAAAAAACAAAAATAATTTATCAAACAAGTCAGGGTTTTTTTACTACAAATTACCGGATAAATTATATATTTGGCAATATACTACAAGAAAAATTTACAAAACAAAGAACCAAACTAAAACATCATTAAAATTAGTTTACGAAGGCATCCAAGACGATTTGACAATTCCCCAAATTATATCTAAATTTTCTAAAACTTATGAAAAGAATAATGAAGAATCACATCCATTATTTGAAGTTTTTTGTAGTGATATTTTTCCATTAGAGGAAACATTAGTACCAATCTTTAAAAGGAAAATATTAGCGTATATAAGTCAAAGTGGAAAACAAAATAAAAGATTATTATCTTAATGGGGTTTAATAAAAAAATAATTGATAAAAAATCAATAAAAAATTGTTTTAATAATAATTTAGGTTTAACTTTGTTGTTTAAATCGGATATGTTAATTCTGTCGGATAAAATATCATCTAAAGTTTATAAATGGTATAATAAAGGATTACCTGAAGATAAAATTAAAGAAAAACTTAATTATGGACGAAAAACAAATTAACAATTTGATTGGTAAATTAAGACAACCAATCCACATAACTTACATTTCAAAATATATTCTTAAAAAGAATATTGAAGAAACAAAAAAAGAGCTGGATTTTTTGATAGAATCCGGTATTATTGTAGAAAGTAAAACAGCGAAAGATTATTATGTGGTTATCTAAAAAAACATATCATATTGGTAGTGGTTGTAGTCAAACAGTGGTTAGAATATTTAACTTTCCCCTCTTAATAGGTAAATCTAAAACTCAGTTTTATATTACTTCAGGTAAGAGTGGGGTTGGGTTTAAAATAACAACAAAACCGTTGTTTTCTGTTAGACAGGGTTATAGAAAGAGTATAAAATTGGGTAAATATTATATAGTAAAATTATGAGTGAATATGGTAATTTAGTTGCGTTTGAGCCAATACGAAAAAATTGGTTTGTGATAAATTTTAATGAGGAAGTAAATGTTCCTGAATATCTTTTTAATAAATTCCATATTGAAAATGTAGGTGAGGATTTTATTTTTACTACAGAAATTTATCAAACTGTGGAATACACATTTAATCCAAAAGATTTAACAAAGATAACAACTATTGTCCTTAAATTTTTGGGTCCGGTAGGTGATTTAGTTGGTGGATTACATATGTTAGTTAAAGGGTCTAATATGGAGATTGGTTCATCATATAATGATGATGGTCTTATGATTGTTAAATTTAGATTTGTTATTAAACCGGAAGAAATTAATTTATTATGTCAAAATATTACAAAAGATGAGTAAAGAAATGGTAAAAAACCCCGACCATTATGGGGGAGTAGATAATCCATATGAAGCTATTAAGGTGATAGAAAATTGGGATTTAGGGTTTCATTTGGGTAATACGGTGAAATATATCTCTAGAGCGGGTAAGAAATATCCGGAGAAAGAATTGGAAGATTTACTCAAGGCGGCTTGGTATCTTAATCGTAGAATTGAAAATTTAGAAAATAAATAATGAAAGTATTAGTTGATATTGATGAATACGCTGAAGGAGCTATTCTATTGGATGGGTTAGAGGATGCTATCATTGGAATTGTTGAGGATTTTGGTTCTCCGGGAAGGAAAATGTTATATTCCAAACCAAGAATATTACACATCCTACAAGAGAGAGACCTGATGACTTATGGTGAGGCTGAAGAGTTTTACGATTATAATATATTAGGGTTATATGCGGGTGAATTAACACCAGTATTTTTAGATTTAGAGATTACACCAATAAAAAAAGAAGATGGTTGGGAATACCAATTAACAGAATAGTATGATAGAGACAGGAAAGATTATAAATGGTGAGTGTGTTGAGGTTATGGGAACATTTCCTGAAGGTTGTATTGATTTAGTGGTTTCATCGCCTCCCTACGGGGTTAACATCAAATACGATGTGTATAATGATAGTATTCCAATGGATGAGTATTGGGATTTTACAACAAAATGGTTAACTGAAGCGTATAGAGTGTTAAAGGACGACGGAAGAATTGCCATCAATGTTCCAATAGAAGTGAATGTCCAAGAAAGAGGTGGAAGAATTTTGTTTAATGCGGAATTTTGGATGAAGATGAAGGAAGTTGGTTTTAAATTCTACGGAATGGTTGACCTTACTGAAGATTCGCCACATAGAGTGAGACAAACTGCTTGGGGTTGTTATGATAATGAAACTAAAGTTATGACAAATAATGGTCTTAAATTTTTTAAGGATGTTGATATTAAGACGGATTTATTTATGACATTAAATCCTACAACTAAAGAAATTGAGTATCAAAAGGCTTTTGATTATATTGAAAAACCATTTAAAGGTAAATTAGTAAATATTAAAACTCGTTCGGTTAATCTTACTATAACAGAAAACCATAATATGGTTAGAGTAGACAACTCTAAAATAGACGTTATACCATTTAATGAGATAACTCAAGAGGTTTTCACAATACCTAGAAGTCATAATGGGTTAAATAATGTTGTGGATGTGAAAACTGTTGTGATACCTCCTGTAGAGTATGGGTTAAGAAGTAAAAAAATATATAGAAATGAAGATTCGGTAATTGTTGATGCGGATGATTGGATGAGATTTTTAGGTATTTTTCTAACAGATGGTTCATTAACGTATGATGTTAAACGAGGTATATACAAAATATCTATTTATCAAACAAAAATAAAATTTTTAAAAGAAATTGAAGAATTGTTGGAGAGATTGCCATTTAATTTTGAATATAAAAAACAAAAAAACGAATATTTTTGTTGTTCAAAACAATTGGCGTCGTTTTTACTTGATACAAAAAGTAAAAATTTAAGAACAATACCTGATTATGTTTTTAATATGTCTAAAAGACAGAAAGAAATATTATTATTATGGATATTTTATGGTGATGGGTCTTTTACTAAAGACAATGAATTGTGGAAAATTTCTGTATGTAGTGAGATAATGAAAGACCAAATTCTTAGATTATTATTTGAATCGGGGAGAATTTGTTCATTATATAGTTATTTTGCGAAAGATAGACTTTGGAATGGTAAAATAATAAAATCTAATTACCCAATGACAACAATTCAAATCCTCAACAAAGAACAAAGTTATATAAAGAAAAAAAATGTTACCACAATTGATTATGATGATAAAGTTTATTGTGTGTCAGTACCTAATAAAACATTATTAGTTGAAAAATCAGGACAATTAGTGTGGTGTGGTAACTCATGGATGTCAGCGTCGAGCCCCTATATTTATAACCCAAAAGAGTGTATCATATTGGCTTATAAGAAAACGAGTAAGAAATTACTTAAAGGACAATCCCAATGGGAGGGAGAACCAACTAAAGTAATTCAGGAAGATGGAACCATCAAAAATAAGATGGTTTATAAGGATGAGGACAAGAAAGAGTTTATGAACTTGGTGTTTGGAAGGTGGGAATATTTTGCAGATACTAAATCATTAACTAAAGCCACATTCTCAATGGATATACCAGGGAAGGCGATTAAGATACTTACATATAAGGATGATATTGTTCTTGACCCCTTTATGGGAAGTGGAACATCAGCTGTAGCGGCAGAAGTATTAGAGAGACGATGGATTGGAATTGAGTTATCTCCGGATTATACGGAAGTTGCTCGGAAAAGAGTTCAAGCATTCATTGATGATAAGAAACAGACAAAATTAGAATTAAAAGAAGAGGTGTTATAACCTCTTTTTTGTTTTCGGTATATTTATAACTAAAAGATTTATTATGGCAAAAAGATTTATAATTTCCGAAGAAGAAAGAAGTGATATCCGTTCTATATACGGATTGGTTACTGAACAAAATGAAAGTCCTGAATTAAAGAAAGGTATTCAATGTTTTTTAAATAAAAAAGGACACAGAGATGATAAGAATCAACCACTAAAGGTTGATGGACTCTTGGGTGATAGTGTTAAACAAGCGTTGAGTAAATACCAATCTAAAATTGGTGTTTATCCTGTGGACGGTATTTGGGGACCTTCAACACAAAATAAAATGCCTGACTCGGATGTTCAAATATTTAAAAGTTGTGTATCTCAAGAAGGTAGTATTATTGATAAAGGTATTCATTTCTTGGGGTTAGATTAATTATGAAAAAATCAAATCAAATTAATGAGTTAACTGAAAAGTGGGAAGGTTTAACTCGTGGTGAGAAAATTTTTGTTGTTGAGGTAATGAAAACTCTTTACCCTGAAAAGAAAAAATTACTTTCAGAGTCAAAATGGTATAATACCGTTGGCGATATTGCGGGTATATTTGACCCAACAGGAGTTGTGGATTTAGTTAATGGTATTAGTTATTGGAGACAAGGAGATAAATTGTTTGCGATTTTATCTTTTATAGCTGCTTTACCTATTTTTGGTGATATTATAGCTAAACCGGTTGTGGGTGTTATGAAATTAGGTGGTGAAGGAGCAAAAGCGTTTAAAGCGGCGACTCTTACTGGTGATGCTGTTAAAGTTGCTGGAGCTGCCAAATCAGTTGGTGGGCCAATTGCTAAAATGGTGGAAAAATCTCCGGCTTGGGGTGAGAAATTAATAACTACATTAAGGTCTTCTATTGGTAAAGTTCCTTATTTAGGTAGTAGATTTGTTAATTTATTGGAAGAATATGTGAAATTATTTACTAAAGCAAGTAAAGAAATGGGTGCGACAGGTAAATTCAAGGCTTTCAGAGGTTATGAGGCGTTAAAACCATCCTTCCTTAATAGACTTGTTGGTGGTGTTCCAAGAATTGGTGGTAATGCAGCGACAAGGTCGTTGATGAGAAGAAGTAAATGGTATTTGGCATTATTAGATATGTTAGGTATTCATAATTTTGTTGGTCCGGATGAATTGGAACAAAAGGTTACGGACATAGACCAAAAGGTTGAGAAATTTAATAGTGACCCAAAAAATAAAGAATTGTTTAATAGTGAATTTGGTGGTGAAAATAAGGAAATGAAACCAACACCTCCAACTCAACCTAAAACAGGGTCTGACCCAATAACTGCTCTATTAGCTCCATTGTTAGGAAATGCTGTAAAGGGTTTGATATAATATGAAAAATAAGAGATGACCTATAATGGGTCATTTTTTATGCGGATACTTTATTACCAATTTTAATACCCAATTTTTTACAGGTATTTCCTTGAACTTCAAGGATTGTATCTCCTTCACCAATATATGATTTACATTCTTCGGTATTACAAGGTGGACAGTTATGGTATATTTTTGTAATTACATTATCGGATATGAAAATTATATCTAAAGGTATTATACAATCTTTCATCCAAAATCCGTGTTGACCATCAGACATTAAAAATAACATACCATTAAAAGTTTTATCAAATCTCTTACCCATCATACCATTTGATGTGTCTTTTTTTGAAAAAACTACTTTGACATTGAATTCTGAATTGCCTATATTTATAATCATATAGATAAATATCATAAATTTAATAAAATGAAAGAGGTTAAACGATATTCCGGAGTAATAGTTAAATGTGGTGACGAGGTTTTGCTTTGTAAAAGAAACGCTACAGGTGAATTACCAGGACAATGGAGTATTCCTTGTGGTCATTTGGAAAATGGGGAACACCCTATGGATGGAGTGAAACGAGAATTCAAGGAAGAAACTAACTATACATTAGATAATGATTTAAAATTAGTTGGGTTTGTTAAGAGATATAATCGTGAAGGTTCGGAAGTGAAAGGATTGA